TCTGCTAATTCCTCCGTTCTTTCAGCAATAGCAATCCCAATTGCAATCTGCCATGAAGCGTCATATTTGCCCTCACCTTGTGGATGCCTTGGAGTGTCAAACAAACCAGGACTAATCACAACGGCCTTTGGCATAGGCACACCAGGCATAATGTCGAACGTTGATCTATTACTATAGCTAGCAGGAGGTTTTAGCGGTTCTAGTTCCCATCCGATCTGCCTTTCAACTTCTCTAAGATACGTAGGAAACCATTTGTCTAAGAGAGCAATCACGGGCTTCTCTAGTTGAGAAGCGATGAAGATCCTGTCAAAGACGGTTTCAGTTGTGGTCATAGTTCCATACTCATGGTGAATGCCCTATCAGTGTCATCGATAGGAAATCCATCTTCTAGATCAAGTGATGCTGTGGTAGTTGGAACAGTTGGTCCTAGCAAGATAGTACCAGCAATAATACCGTTGAGCATAGCCATAGCCTGATCGTAAAGAAGCTGTGCGAAATTCCTAACCTCGATAGTGAGGCTTGTTCTTGCTGCAAAAGTAAAATATAACTGTGAAGCCATGAACTTAGCAGCAGCTTCCCTAACAGGGTCGGGCGTATTATCAGGTGCATCCCAACCCATCAGAGTCGGACCATCAACTACAGGGGATAGATAGCCCCGAACCACGCGAGCCACACTAACCTGAATTAGGTTAGTATTTTCTTCGGTCGCTTCGATTACGGGGCTATCATCCTCAGATGGTAGCTCAGCGTTAATGTCATCTATGCTGGCTAGGATTTCCATGTTTACTTACCTGCTAGTCCGGTCTCCGAAGCTGGCTCAGGTGCTTCAACAACACCATCAGGAGTCAATTCCATTCCTGAACCAATCAACTGCTGAATCAGCTCCATATCCTCACTGACACTCTGCCCACTTGCGAGCCTGGCTGTCAACTCCCGATAGTATTCAGTTGGTGACTGAAAATCGGGAATATCAGGATATCGCTGAGTACGAACAACACCAGATTCGATCATCACATCGAACTCGTCTTTGGTAACTTTCAACTTCTCAGCAGTTACCTCTACACCAGGACCGATCACCTTCTTAGCCTTGCCATGTTCATCAATGTCAAGGCTGAAGTTACTCCATGAATAATACTTAGCCATGTTCTCTCCTTTCCTGGTTTAGAAGGCAGTAGCGCCAAATGCGTTGGTGATGAGATAGCCAGCACCAGCAGCAACTAGCTTGGTATCCCACTTATAGCTGACACGAACGAGGTCTGCCTTGCGGCTTTCCTCACGCCACCTATCCGTGGGCTTAGTAGTACCATCAGGATAAATCTGAGCAAATGTTTTACCAAAGGTAAACGTATTCTGCCCAGGCACCGGATCAACAATACCGATCCACACGTCCTTGCCCCAGAACGAGGCAACTGCAATAGTCGAATCAATGTTGTCAGCGGTGTTATAAACGCTGTCAACTCCTAGAACTACACCCTCAAATCCGGTGAGCTTCTTGAAAGCACCATCAATTGAGAGAGCAAAGTTCTTGAAGCGATCGACTACACGCGGATGATTCTCGATGTACTGAATACCCAACGCAGGAACAACCATCGTGTTGGGGTAACGTCCTGTAGCAGTATATACAGCCCGCATAGCAGCCTGGATATTAGCAATCGGGTTACTGGTGACATAAGGATAAGTACCACCAGAAAGATCATCCCACTGTGACGTACCCGACAACGTGATTTTGTTAGCCGCTGCGTAGTTAGCTGCGTTACGAACCAAAGTGCTAACAGCCAACTCACGATCAAGCAGCAGCGAACGAGTGATTAGCTTGGTTGCATCAACTTCTGGGGCAAACGTTTCCGCTCCACCAAACACTGGATTTGCGAAACCACCCTGAGACTGAAGCTGCTGCCTTTCCTCGTCGAAGATAGGAGCTTGAAGAGAACGCTCGCGTGTAGCAAACGTATCCTCACTCCACTTCCTACCAAGAACCTCGTTAGCGACGGCTCCCGGCTCACGTGCTGACTGGAAGATCAACCAGTCACTTCGATCGAATACCCTGTAGCGCCCAGACTGCGTACTAACAGGCGTTTCAGGCATGATCCGATCTGCATAGAGAGCCTGATCCTTATAACCAAGAGAGAAATTGGTTAGAATAGGATCACTGTAAAGAGTACCAGGATCATACATTTGTAGTTATTCACCCCCTTCTCTAAGAGCCGGTTACAAAGATTCTCGATGGAATGAGCAGAGCAGTAATGCGATCACCAGCAGCGCCGGATGCCTTAAGACAAATACCAACAATGCGGGTGGTTGCTGTAGTAGGAGCAGCTGATGCAGCCCTACCATCTGATGCTAGACCAAAGATAGTACCAACGGAAATAGCACCGTCAGCTTCCATTTCGGTAATACCTAGCATCCTTACATTAGTACCCTTGCCTTTGAGAAGCTCAGCGGAAGTAACACCGATCTGAGCAACACCAATAGCAAGATCACCAACGGCAGTAACAGGAGTTACAGTTTCCGACGCAGATAGCTTAACAGCACGATACTTAGTAATCTGCTGTCCAGATGCTACTCGAAAACCCTTATCAATTACAAAGTTACCTGAAGCCATTATCTACTCACCCCCTTTCTATGCCACACCGACAGTTGGCCTGGAAGCATCAAAAAGGTCTGGATGCTTCTTAGCGACTTCCTCAAGAACCTTCTGATCGTCCCATTCGGGATTCTCAGACTTTACCTTATTCATCACTTCAGCAAACACCTTGCGTGCGCCTGCAATACCCTGTGCGGTAGTACCATCAACCTCAGGAATGTCGTCGTCCTCTCCCGAGGAACCAATCTCACCGAACGTGTAAATACCACCACTCATAATGGTCTTGATACACTCTTCGAAGTCCTCAACAGAAACAGTACCCTCAGAGAACTTCTTATGAACTTCCTGTACCTTCTCAAGAGCAACAGGACTAAGACCCTGATTCATGGTCTTAAGACCATTGCCCTCTGCCTTCTTAAGAGTCTTGACAGACTCGCTGAACACTTTGGCAGAGTTGTCACGATCACGCTCCATTAGCTTACGATGCTCTTCCCAATACTGAGGATACTGCTCAGAGAACTTCTTCTCCTGCTCAGTTGCATCTTCATTCTTGCGGAGCGTGTCGAGTTCGCCAAACATGAGCCTAGCCGCTTCGACAACTTCGTCGTTCTTGACTTCTGATACGTCCTTGTCAATATTAAGGACCTTGAACAACTCACGCGTTGGCTTCTCTGCGAACGCGTACTCAAACTCTGGCATTTTATTACCTCCTCTCGATGATGGATTGCCTGGACCTGGTGGAGCATCTTGATCTGGTGGTGTTGATCTTCGCCAACCTCCTTCGATAGCGGGGTCATCTGAACCATCTTCATCCTTACGAGGCTCAGGTGGGTTACCTGTACCTGGTTCAGAATGTTCCCATTCTTTTTGCTCTCCTACAATACGAACTCCTGCCATTACTGAGAAACGCTTCTTGTCCTCATCATCTAGCTCGTCCCACATAGACTCAGAGAAATTGATTGGCATGGTCTTTTTGGCAATAGGACGATTAGTAAGACCGCCACCAATGACAACATCTTCATGCTTCGCACCACTGGTATCTTCCCACTCATCATACCAGTCTAGTGAGAAGTATTTCCACTGTTTATCCTTAACTTCCTTCTTAGCTTCGTCGGTAAACTCAACACGAGTAAACAATGCTGGAACAGAAGCATCCTCACTAGATGGTCTAATATCAAACTCCTTATACCATCCAGCAGCTTTCTTTCCCTTGGCACTATCCTGTCCATGCTCAAAATCAATAGCAATTTCCTGACCACGGACATTATCGTTGAAGTTTTTAACGAAACGCTCTAGTTTGTCAACAGTGATGGGAACTTCACCATAAACAGGTGTTTTATAGGTCCGAGCTGGCAAAGCTTCAAGCCAAACCGGCCCATCTTCTTCTAACTGCTGCACAGGTGCGGACGAAATAGCTGTTTCTAGCACGTTAAACAGTCACCTCCTTCCCAATTGCGCTCAAATGCTACAATCCGCTTCTTTGCCTTGAGAAAAGTCTGCATAGTCCATGTTACCACTTTATTGTTGTAGCAATTCTCTAATAGAATGAAATCATTCGTGATATAATTGATGTAATACAGACGATCTTTAGTTACGAAGTAAGTGCCAATCTTGTAGTCTGGCTTTGCTTTAGGTAGCTGCGTTGACGGGCTTACCGACATTGCCGGTACCCTTCTCTAGTTTAACATCGCCCTTGCCATTGGTGCTTGCACCGTTGGTACTAACCACGTCTTTCGTTGGACTTCTAGAAGCCCCGGCTTGTTTAGCGGGCATGTCGAAGATCTTTCGGAGCCAAGCTTCTGTAGCGTCATCCATAATGATACCCTCTTGTGCGAGTAGATTAGCAATCGCAGCAGCGAGCATCTGAAGATCACGTGTCTCACCAATGTTACGTACTTGTAGTGTGGGGAAATTCCGTGTAGGATAATTCCACACTACCAGTTCCGGAATGACATACATGTTGATCTGCTCTGCGATGTAGTTGGCAACAAACCGAAGAGATTTCATAAACAGATCAGACTGTGTGCCTGCTGTAGCACGTCCACCACCATCATCTAGTGAGAGGAACTGTGCCATGACATTCAACAGGATCATACCGTTATGATGACTTGCACTAGAAAGAGCATCTGGAAGATTACCTGAGTTACTCAGTTCCGCGAAACCAATCTCTACGTTAGGAGTCTCAATAATGTAAGACTCTTCGTTGGTACGTAGGTTGCGTAGAATCTGCCTGAGGATCACGCGATCATCTTGCGTCCAACCAGGAAGCAGTTTACCCTTTGGTACACCGATGCTGTGACGTTCCTTCTGGATAGAATCGATCTTGTAGAAGTGCGTCTTGTAGTACCAGTGGGCATACGCAGTACGCAACAGGCTCTTTCCTGTTAAATCGCCACCCTGTCTGTTGAACGTGAAGATGATGATACGATCGATCTTCAGTTCAACTTCTTTAATACTCCGATCCTTCTGAATCGCGTTATGCTTGACACTCTCGGGCCCGCCGTTATTATCATAAACAAATTCGCCAATAGAGCTAGACGGCCTTGGTGCTAGTTTCTTGAGCATGACGAACTGCTTGGTATTAGCTGCACTCTTGGTTCTACGTGGCGCCCACTCTCTACTCTCGTAAACCTTCTCAACTACACTATAACCATCTTCGTACAGATGTAGAATATCTTCAAGAGAATTGAGGAAAGGAGCACTCATGCCTTCCATCAAGTTAGCTGTGATAAACTCCGCTATTTCTAAATCTAGCGGATCATCACTAAATGGATCTACAAAGAATTCTGCTCC